CGATTTTATGGATGACTCGATAACAATTATAATAAGAAAAACTATTTTTTAAAATTTTTATTGATTAATATGGATGAAACAAGAAACTGGAAAACAGTAACAGTAGATGAAGAAGGCCATCCTGTGTTAAAGTATGATCCACACCGTGATGAAACCATCGACATCAGCACTGGAGAAGTAATCCAAGGACATTGATTACAGATGACTGAGCATGCTTGCATACAAGAACCCACCATTACACAATTACAGGTCCATCAGGACTATGAGACACAAAGGATAGATGAATTGAGAGATAAGATAGATAAGATGGATAAGAAACTAGATAAGGTATTGGAAGGGTTCAACGAGTTAAAGCTCCAGTCTAATAAGGATGACAACCAACTTGAATTAAGACTCAAGGCGATAGAGACAGAACTCGCATTACAGAAACATACCTCGTTGGAGAACCATAACAGGTTAACACAAATCGTAGCAATAGTCGGAGTCGGACTAACCATCATCACCATACTAATCAATGTATACTTCAAGATGATATGAATGTCCCACTATTATAAATATATAGGAGGATGTGACAATTACAAAATTTAATGAAGAAACCTGCAAATGCTTGGTAGATAACTACAGTAAAGGATTAACAATTACTGATTGTGCAAACATTGCAGGCATTGATAGACGTACTGTTCACCGATGGATTGAGAAAGGTGAGAAAGCCAGAAGTGGCAAATATAAACAATTTTATCTAGAGATGCAAAAGGCAAAGTCCAAATTTAAAGAACATCATCTCAGAAAGATAGCAGAGGCCAAGGACTGGAGAGCATCACAGTATTTATTGCAAGTTACTGATAGTGAAACTTATGTTGTGACAGAGAAAAAGCAAGTAAATGCTGATGTCAAGACAGACTTGTTAGAGAAGCTGCAAAGACCATTACCAGAACTAAAAGAAGAATGATTGATTATAATGTATCTTACACCATACGAGGTTTATCGTAAACTCACCATTAAAGATAGTGTACCAGCCACCCATGTTAAAGAGATAAGTGATGTGCTGGTCCATGTTACCTTGAATGATGATTATTACAACCGAGTATGTGTATCTCAACCGCCAAGGACTGCCAAGTCCTCTCTAATCACTTTATCCTATCCATTCTGGCTAATACTAAACAACCCAGACACTAATATTGTGATAGTGAACAATACCCAATCTTTAGCAGAGAACTTCGGTATACGGCTCAGGCAATTGTTCATAGATTACAAGGAACTGTTAGAACTCAACAACATCAAACTGTCAGATACAAAACACAGTAACAGTTTCTTCATGTTCGAGACCCTAGATGGCAAACTTTATGATGGCAGCATCAAACTAATGGGTACTGGCGGAACCTTGACTGGACAAAACGTAGACATACTAATCTGCGATGACCTTATCAAAGGGTTCAGCGACTGCACACCAACCTTGTTAGCGAAGAAGATAGAATGGTTCAAATCTATAATATTGCAAAGATTGGAACCACACAGTAAACTCATTATACTTGGGACCCGTTGGGCAAGCAATGACATAATAGGATACCTGGAACAAAACCAACCAGAAGATTACAAGATAATAAAGATACCAGCATTAACTGATGATGGCAATTGCATATGGGATAATAGGTATGACCCAAGTTTCTTTATAGATCGTAAACGTGAAATAGGTGACCGATTATTCGAGGCATTGTATCAACAAAGGCCATTGGATGAGACTGGTGACTTCTTCAACTTGGACAAGGTAAGGTTCATAACTGATGATGAATTGCCCAATTATAAAATCATAAGCAAGGTAAGGAGTTACGATTGTGCATATAGTGATGATACTAAGGGTGATGTTAATGACAGAACCGCAAGTGTACTGATGCTCCGAACCATTGATGACTACTACATTATACGAGAGTTAAGAGCAGACAGGTATGGTGAAAGATTATTCAACGTCATACAATCCACTGCTAGACTCGATACACCAAGCATTCCAGTATTGATAGAGACAGGTACAGTAGGAGGGTCATCTAAAGCATTGTTTGATATTTACAAGCAACGATTGCAAGGATACCGAGTGGAACAATCCAAACCAATACACTCAAAGGTTGATCGTGCTTATGGTTTCAAAGAAGCTATCCTTGATGGTAAAGTATTAATCTGTCTAGATGATTATAGCCGTGGACAATTACTAGAGGAAATGAGAGGATTCCCATTAATGAAACATGATGATATAATAGACGCTTGCAGTTACGCCTACAACTACCTAAGCAGTAAGGGTGGTGGTAATATGATAGGCACAGGGGCGAAGCGTCATCGAAGGAGTTTAAGATTATGAGCATAATTAATGATTTATTCAACAGAGTGTCAAGGACAAGCAATGTCAAGAGTGGGGTGGCCAAGTACACACCCTATACTAGCTTGTTCAATCGTAACCATAACAATGTCAGTTATAATGTTGGTAGGAGCATACTCCGTGATACTCAGGTCAGTACAGGTTTCGAGATACTCAAATACTTATTATCCAGTAAGCAATGGATACTCACAGACCCTAACGAAGAAGACGATAGTACCATTTACGATTTCATCAATGAAATGTTGAAAGGCATGGATACTGAACTCAACACAGTTGTTAAGCAAATGTGTAGTGCTGTGATGTGGGGTTTTAATGTTCATGAGATTATCTATGATGTGCTGGATGGTAGGCTTATCTGCAAGGATTTAGTGCCTATCCATATCAAGACACTGCAGAACCAACCTTTTGTTTATGATGAGGATGGTGAACTTGTAGCAATCCATCAAGAGTACCAAGGCGGTGATGTTGAGATACCAATCAACAAGGTACTATTGTACAGTTATAATAATCCTTATGATGAGCATGAAGGCCAAGGTTTATTATATGATTTCTTGCCGATAGTGGAGGATAAGGAGAACCTTATGGATTGGCTGATGACCTTTGCGGAGAAGAATGGGTCACCTACATTGTATGGTAAGACCAATAATCCTGTGTCTCGTGATGAGATGCTAACTGCATTTGAGGACATTAGCGATGGCACTACTGGTATGGTCCTTGGAGTGGAAGATGAGGTTGGAGTATTAGAGTCCAGTCATAAAGGTGAGACTTTCTTCACAACCTTGCAATATAAGGATAATCAAATCTTTAGGAGATTGTTCATCGGTAACCTATTACTTGGTGATAACTCACAGACTGGTACATATGCACAGTCACAGACACAACTCGACTTCACCACCAAGGTTTATGATGGTATCCTTGAGGAAATCGCCAATACAATCCAAGAGCAAGTAATCGATCCAGTAGTTGCTTTTAACTTTGGAGCAAATGCCCAAGCACCAGTCATAAGCTTCGACAAATTCTCTTCAGGTGATATGCAGAAACTCTTCAATATCCTAACACCATTGATGCAGAATGGTGTGGTGGATAGTGAGAATACTGCAGTACAAGAAAGTATAGCATTACTCTTTAAGGCAGAAGCTGGTGTGGAATATGCTAATGAAGAAGTGAATATGCCATTAGAGAACTTTGAATACCAAGAACCAGTAGACGGTGCAGACCTAACCGACAACATCCTTGGTGATTTGGATGGTATCTAAAGACAAACTAATCAAGACGGGTATCAAATATACTGATGAGTTGTTCGATGAGATAATCCGCAGATTAGAGAAGGGAGTGTTGGATAATGATACATTGGAAGCATTCCTTGAAGCAACTAAGGAATACACTACCAATAACCCTTTAGTTTCAAGTGGTTACACAGATACAATGCTCGCTCTGATACTGGCCGAAACCAATAACCACAAATTCAGTAGACCATCGCAGAGGGAACTCACAAGGGTAACAATTGAAAACTATGTGGGAAACCTAATCACTAATGTTGGTGAAGACATCAAAGCACGTGTCCGAGACATAGTCACAGAGGAATACAATAACCCTGAAGGGAGCAATCCTCAAAAGATGGCCAAGCGAATAAGCGATGAAGTGGAAGGTATTAAGAACAAACGTGCAAGGACAATAGCACGTACAGAGATAGCACGTACCGCTACAGTGTCAGATTATATCATAGCCAAAGAGCGTGGTGCTACACATTATACTGTAAACTGCCGTAGTACAAGGTGTGATATTTGCAAGAAACGATACTGCAATAATCCCACAGCAAATCCTACTGGTGGAGATGTGGAATACTCAATCGAGGACACTAGCAACCTACCACCATTACACCCCAATTGCAGATGCAGCGCAAACTTCTACAAAAAATAATAATCATAAATGTTTTTCGCCGATGATACGAGGCAAACATTTTATAGTTTTTTAATTTATAAGGAGGTCTAACAAGTTGACAGACGTAGATCCAAAACCAGAACCACAACCAAAACCACAAGGTAAGGTTGATGATACCTTGGACAAGTTCAATGAAATCAAGGCAAGGTTCGAGAAAGAACTAGCCGACAAGGACAAGAAGATTCAAGAACTTGAAAAGAAATTGTCCGAGAAGGATAATGAAGTGAATGATGTCATCAGTAACTTGAACGATGAGGTCAATGAGAAACTTCAACAAGCAGAAGAATTAAAAGCATTGCAAGCCAATGTGAATGAATTACTAAATGACAAGGCAAATGCATTAGTAGACAAGTACATATCAGAGGGTAAGCTTGTACCAGCACAGAAAGAGAAAGCATTGCAATTATGCCTTGCAGACCAAGACATGTTCATATCTTTATATGAAGACGCACCATCCGTTATAGACACAAACCTTAAGCCAAAGAGTCATAAGGTGTTAAGCAATGTGGACAAGATGGTAGATTACTTTAAATAAAAGTTTTTTTTAGAGGAGGAAAAAGTTTATGAGTAAAGTATTAAATTATGGAAAAACTCCTGTTGTACCATTCAACGCTAAAGAAGGAGACATTACTATCGTGAAAACTCAAACCGCAGCAGGAACTATCTCTGGTCCTTCAGTTGCATCACCATTAACTAAAGGTGCGGCTGTAGAATTGGATAGTGACATGACTGTAAAAGCATACAACAACGGATTATTCATTGGTTTCGTTTACAACGAAGGTAAATGGGTCAATGGTGAACCAAGAACTGCAGAAAACCAAGCAGCAGCAGTAAGTGCTGGCGACTTAAGAGAAGTAGGTATTGAAACCATCTTCAAAAAGGTTATCACCTTAAAAGGTAAAGCATCTGAAGCTATCACTGCTAAGAAATACTTAGTGTTCCACACTGATGGAACTGTTAAATTAAGTGCATCCAGTGGTTCTACTGCTACTAACATGGTTGCATTATCTGACCAAGACAGTGACAATAAAGTTGTTGTAGGTATATTATAAGAGGAGGATTAATAATATGGAGACTATCCCAAGATTATTCGAGAACAGAACTCACAATTTAGAATTTTACGCTCAAAAAAGAGTATACGGTACTCTTAAATTATTAAACAAATTACCAGTTGTACAAAACGTCAGTGGTGAATTCACCAATTATGTTTCTACCGATGCTGATGATGTAATCGGAGATGTAGTATCCACTGGTGACGGATTAGACTTCAACGAAATCAAATTCGGCGAACCATCCGCATATCGTGGAGCAACCTTACCTAAAGGTTACATGTTCAAAATGAACTCTCGTCTTGCTGATGTTGGAAGATTAGACGCAACCTTACAAGTGTTCTTGAACAAGTCTGTTGCTAAACTTGCTAACTTCTATGACAAAGCATTCCTTGGTTCCTTAGTGGCTGGTGCTGGTGCTACCGCTCCAACCATTAGCCAAATCGATTCTACCAGTACTGGTATTGATGTTATTGAAAACGAATTGAAGATCATTGATGCTATGGAAGTCAAGAATGATGTTGACACTGGATTCACTCCTAACACCATCTTCTTGCCAAGAGCAGATGCAACCGCTATCAAGATTGCATTAGCAAAATCCAACTTACTCGATGACAGTAACTTTGAGTATGTAGGTACCAATGCTATCGCAGCTAACCATTACCTTGCAATGGACTTAACTAACCCATCAGCAACCATCGAGAAATACGCTGACCCTAACTACAGTATCATTGCACAGTTAGAAGCTGAACCTGAAGCAAATGCTGACATCCTTATGCAATTGCCACAATCTTTCATCAACGTAAAGATGACTGAACCTGATGAACCTCAACGTTCCTATGTTTACGTATTCGCTGAAGCTAACGTGAACGTATTAGAACCTAATGGTATACTTTATGGGGGATACTCCGCTTAAGGAGTATTCATTCCTTTAATCTTTTTTTTTAAGGAGGATTAGTAATGGTTAATTATCCAACTATACTTAATTTGCCACAAGAGGACATCAACCGCCAATTATACGAGATGATCGTTAAATTGCAAAAATCTGAAGGTGCAGACACTAAAGCATTGGAAGATGCAATTGATGCTTTAGAAGTAAGAGTCAAAGCATTGGAAGATGCTGGCGGCAAATAAGAAAAGAAATTTTATAGGTGATAAGTGATGTCATATTGTACAAAAGAAGAAGTTAACAGCCTATTCGGTGACATTAGTGATGACATTACTGATGAGATGTTCGCCACTGTGATAGCCAATAGTGCTGCCTGGATAGACAGCAACCTCAAGAAATCATATGTCCCATTGCCAAGCATCACTATCGAAATGGTAAATGATGATGGCTCCACCACTGAAGTGGAATCAATCACCACCCATACCGCAACATATAACCTAATAAATGTGCCTAATGGTTTAAGGACCGCAGCAATCTATTACGCTGCAAGTGACATCTTGTTGAGTCTTTATCATGGTGATGAATTGCCAGTACAATATGATGTTTGGTTCAACAAGGCTCAAGGTTTGCTTGATGATTATATCCGTTCCTACCTTAACAGCGAAGCTGAGGAAGCTGACCTTGTGAAACATCAGATGGTCAAACATTCCCATAGCTTAACCTACAATCAGAAAAGGGGCCGTGGAAGATGGCGGAGATAATGGATTACCTTAACCTTTATGTTGGAGAAGCCTTGAAGGAAGCCACAAATGAAGTGGCATTATCACTTGAGAACAACATCAAGGCCCAATTATACGAAGGCCATGGTTACATCACTGGTAACTTGAGAAGGAACATTCGTGTAGACTCAAGAGTCAGCAAGAATTTCAGTATAATCACTGGTTACTATGATGAAGGAAATGCTGATTATGGGGAATATGTATTGCGAGGTATCCGTGGTAAAAAGGAAGTCGCCCCTATAGATTTCCTCGGTGACGGATTAGAAAGAACATTGGAGGCATATAGATGACTGAGGAATTTGTTGAAGTGGACTTGGACAAGGAGTACCTTTTCCAAATAAGCGAGGAAACTAGCAATCCTGATTACAGGTTCGCTACAAGTGTCAGCGAATGGATACATGATAACCTTGAAGCATTAACCGATGACAATGATAAGAAAATCTTCAACAAGATAAGTTATGGTTATGATGAGCAGAAACTCAAGACCTTTGGAAAGAAACCTACCGCCGACATCTACATAGATCATGTTGAGTACGGTGGAACCCTTGACAACCCCGCACCTGAAAGTGTGCATACCATCATCATCTTCTATATGAAAGGAGCCAATGATGTGGCATACCTCAAGACTACAGAACTGCATGACCTATTGATGCAGAAGTTTCTAACTGATGAGGATTGGAAGATACTATCTGGAGTGGTACGTGATACTGTCATCACAGACAGTCAACTGATGAGCCAACCAGGAAACAAGAAGTGGGGTTGTATGGGAGCATTCCAACTGACACATTACTTATACATCTAAAATCATTTATGGTGGTAAAAGATGGCGAAGAAGGAAGGGTTCCAATTCAAGGAATACATGACCAACCTTGACCTCAACAAGTACGTTAAGGAAGGTTTCATCCGTAGCCTTGAAAAAGAACCAAAGACATTAAAGGAAACAGAAAAATTATTAAAAGAATATTTAGGAGAATAACTATGGCAATTATACCAAAAATTACAGTTACACAAGTGGACAATGTCCCAAAAGGTTCACCAGGAATTGCAGGTAAAGTTGCAATCGTAGCAGAGTTCAGTAAATCATTATCTGCTCCTATAAGTGTAAACACTTATGCTAATGCAGTAGCTGAAGCAACCACTGGCACAATCACTACCAGTTCACCAGTGGGTGATCAATGCCTTGAACCTTTATTCCGTGGTGGTGCTACTGATGTGATTATTGTAGACATTAACCCATCTACCGCAGGTAGCCCTACTGGTGCAGAGATTGTTACTGCTGCAACCAGCCTTGAAGAGAATTACGATATACTTTTGATACCTTACGTTTTAACTGACACTAACCTTGCAAGCATTAAATCCTATATTGATGATAGGTTTGAATCATCCCATCCTGTAGGATTAATCGCTCCAGTCACCAGGTCTGCTGCAGCTGATTATGTTACCACTGCTTCCACCTTTGCAGATGGCGGTTGTTTCGGTTTAATCTGTCAACAATTCACTGTCAACAATACTGAATTGTCTGTAGCACAATCTGCAGCATACTACTGCGGACTTGTATGTGAACGTAGAGTTGACGCTTCATTTACTATGAAAACCTTGGATGGTGTTGAAGCAGTCAATGCTGAAATGACCTTTGCACAATCATCTGACATGGGTTACAAATTGGTCGAGGCAGGTATCCCTGTTGCTAAATGTTTGAACCGTGCAGAAAAGACTTTCGTTATCGTTAACAGCAGGTTACCTCATGTTGTCACTGCTACCGATGGAGCTACTGTACACTTGGACTTGTACATGGAAAGAACTATCAATTACATAATCAACTTGTTCAACCTTGAAGAGTTCCTTGGTGAGAAGAACAATGCTATAACCTTGGATGCTATCGAGCAAAGACTCGCAAGAGTAAAACATGAATGTATTGACACTCTCGGCCTTGTAGAGGACATCAAGTACAGTGTTGAGAAGGTGAACAGAGATTGTGTAAGAGCTAACATTGAGGAAATCGTATTCGATGGAGTAGTAACTGAAATCGATGCGAACGTAACCTACGATGTAATCTAAGAGGTGATTATGGATGGCAGATAAGACAATTATTATTAATGGAGTCACTTTCGGCCGTGGTACTGGTGTAAAGATAGATGAGAATGCAGAAGTATCCACTGAGAAAACATTTGACGGGCCAGTAAACTTCGGTATCGATAAAACCGAGTACACCGTAAGTGTCGATAAACTTATCGCACCTGATGTTGAAACTTACCTTGCAATGCGTAACGTATTGAAAGACATGAGAACCAACAAAGGTGAAGTAACTATCAAAGAGATTGTCCGTGAGAAAGGAGGAACCTCCTATACTGTTAAGGAAATTTTCCTTGGTTGCTTAGTATCTAAGTACAGTAAAGAAATCAATGTAGACTCCTTGACTACGGAAAGCATAGAGTTTACTGCTGAAGATTTAGATGAAGAGATTACCAGGAACTAAACACTTTTGTTAGTTCCTTTATTTTTTTTATACTTATTTTATTATTAGGGGTGCAATAGGTTATGGCAGAGAAGAGCCTAGAGGATTTGTTAGTGGAGACTGAACAGAGAATCCTCAACAACGAATTTTATAAGAAATACATAATCAGTTATGAGGATACTGATTATAGTTTCTATGTTAAACCGATAAGTCAAAGAACCTTCATGAAACTTTACACACAGTATGGTCAGAAGGACATTATGAAGATGAACGATGAACTCATATACCAATGTCTTGTCAAAGAGGATGGAACATCCTATCCTAAGGGTAAGATTGACATACTATTGGATAATATCCCTGCAGGTGTCACCACTGATATAATAAAATGCATATATGAGGTTAGTGGCATACAAACAGATAAGGTTTCTTCGGAGCAGATAGAACGATTTCTTGAAGGAACAGTTGAATTATAAGACTGGCAAACTTTGCCATATCACAAGAATGTTTGACCGTAATATCATCCAGTTAAGCTTAGATGAGTATATGGATTTGAATCGTTTTCAGCAGATGGCTATCATAATAATCACTGATGAGATTGGTAATTTCAGGTCAGACAAGAATTCATTCTTAACATATTAATTATAGGAGAGTTTAGGAGAAAATGGCAACTGAAAAGGAAGTTAAGATTAAAGTTGCTGCTGATGTCGATGACGAACAAGTCAAAGAATTGGAAGCATTATTGGACAGTCTCGCTGATAAAGTGGTTGGGTTTGAAGTTGCTGTAGATGATGATGGTTTAGATGCTGCTGGAGAAAAAGAGGAAGGTCTTAACGGTAGTGCTGAATTCGTTATTGATGTTGATGATGCAGCGGTTCAACAAGCAATGACTAACCTTAGTGATGGGGTAGGCAAAGCCAAGCAAGGTGTGCTTGACTTAAAGAATGCTATCCAAGAAGTGGAACAAGCAGGAATGCAATCTGAACAAAACAAAGCATTCCTTGAGATGAACCTTGGAGCAGACAAAGCCAAACAAACCTATCAAGACATATCCGATATTGTTGCCAGTATGCCTGGTGATGATAACACCATGAGGAGTGTACTTTCTACCGCTCAAGCACTTGGTAATGATTTGAATCCGCAAGAAATGGAAGCGGCAACCAAGACCATGGCCGATTATATGGCAGGTTCCGCTACCATGGGAAAGATGGCAACCGAATCCCAACAGGACATCATGAAATACCTATTGGATGGTAACACTGCAGAACTTGAAAGAGGATCCATCGTAAGTAGTCAAGTTGACAAACTCAAAGAAGCCAACACTTTCCAGGAAAGACAAGCTGCAATGCAACAAGTCTTGAATGACCTTGGTTATGGTGGAATCAGTACTCAGGACACTATGCTTAACAAGCAAGCTGAATGGGAAGGTATGTTGTATAATTCCCAAGATGCATTATCCAGTATGTGGTTAGGTGCAGAGAAAGGAGCAATGGATTACATCCTCCAATTGAATGATGCTACTGGTGGCCTTGTAGGTATGGGTATTGTAGCAGGTTCAGTTGCTGGCGGACCTTTGATTGATACTGTCTCTGGACTTGGTCAAATGGCTACTGGTATGAAAGCCATCAAAGACTTAGGTATGATACAGTACCTTAAGGGCTTGGAAATAACAACCAAGTTATCTGCAGCTGCTGACTGGTTACTTAGTGGAGCACAAACAGTACTCAATGCAGTAATGGATGCCAACCCAATCGTATTAATCGTATTAGCATTGGTTGCTTTAGCTGCTGCTTTGATATGGGCATATTATAATGTTGATTGGTTCCGTGCCATGGTAAACAATGCCTGGCAGAGCATAGTAACCTTCGGTCAACAACTGTACTCGTTCATTAGCGGTGCATTGCAAGGGTTAGTGAATGCAATAACTGCAGTTGGTGCTTGGCTTGTTGGTAGAGTGCGAGCATCATTCGCAGCGATATGGAGTATCATATCTGCAGCTATGAACCTTTGGAATCAAGCCACCGCTAAAGCAAGGTCAATAGCCAATATGATAGGAAATGCTTTTAATGGAGTTAAAGGACTTGTACAAGGGGCTTTCAATGGTGTAACTCATGCTATAACCGCTCCGTTCCAAAGTGCATATAACACATTGAAACCTCTCATTGACAACATCAAGGCAGCTTGGGATATGTTGATGGGAATAGGTGGAAGTGCTGGAATCACCACAGGAGGCAGTGCAGGCATCAGCATGGGAAGCGTCAACGGTATAGGCAGCGCAAACACTAACTTGATAAGCAACATCAACAATGCAACTGGCGGAAGACCAAACATCGTACTAAATGGTATCATTGAAGAGTCTGCTGGGGACTTCATTGTAAGGAAACTGTCTGATGAGATCTATAAACAAAATGTGCTACGAGGAGTTGAATAATGGAAGTGAAATTTGCAGGGGTCAAGATACAGTATATTCTTGACTCAATCAATAAGGTTAAGGATAGGAATTACAGTGTCAATACTTTCATCGGCTCTACTGGTGGGAATAGTGTTGAGTACCTTTCCACCAATGGTACAGTATTATCTTTCTCTAGTGTTGTAAGCAAGGATGAATTAAGTGTATTGTCATCTTATCGTAACCTTGCGAAGACTTACACCAATAAGGCTGGTGTATTGGTAGGACCTTCAGACCTTCAAGTGAACGGCAATTACTACTTGACAGATTACAAGGAGGAGAAGAAACTTAACGGCTCTTACCTTATCAATTGGGAGTTTACTGAATATGTGAAGCCGAATGTGGTTAAGGCCACTTTCAAGCGTATCGGTAAATCCGCTACAAAGAAAACAACCACTACTAAGGCCAAGAAGACCACAGCCAAGAAAACAAGTTCATATATTACAATACTCTTGACTGATTGCGGTACTTTGAAGTATGGTATGGTTAATAAGAAATGTGTCAAGTATCTACAGAAGTTCCTGCAAAAAAAGGGATACTACAAGGGCTATAAGATTGATGGGGACTACCTTAAATATACTAAGCAGGAAGTCAATAAGCTGCAACGAGCCTATAAGATAAAAGTCTCTAAATCCAACCAAGGACAATGGGACAAAACCACTAGGGATTACTGGCGTAAGAAGTACAACATCACAAGCAAAAAGAAGAAGAAATGATAAGGAGGGAGTGTTGAAATGAGTATTGGAACATTATATGTTAGCGACACTGCCAAACTATCACAAACCCATTTTCATAGCATACCATTCAACAATGCTAAGATAGAATACAAATCAGATTCCGCAGACTCATTAAGCTTCCGCTCAAACCAGCCTCTTGTCCAGGGGACAAGGGTAAGGTACAATGATCCACGTGGAAAAAGGTATGGTTTCGGAGGCCAAATCTACAAGGTCAAGGATTCCACAAATGGATTGTATGAATATGATTGCGTCAGTTACCTAAGGTTGTACATGAGCAAGATTAGCAGTGTCAGCTACAACGATATCACAAGCTATAACTTGTTAAGGAAATTGTTGAAGAATGACCCTAACCAGTTCAGCCTTGCAGGTTTAACCAAAACCACTAACAAGCATTCGTATCTTAAATGGGAGAAGAAAAGCATATGGGAAATTGCTCGACAATTGCAATATCTTGAATGGAAAGCAGGAAACCCTGTAGAGTGTTATGTTGATGTAGATGGGGTACTTCATTTTGGAAAGAATATTAATAATGAACAAGGCTACAAGTTCAGCACCACTGGAGACGGCACAAATACGATCATAAATTACGATGAAACATTAACAACTGATAATGTTGTAACTGTTGGAAGAGTGGTGTATAATGGTGCAACTAAAGCAACTGCTACAGCTTCAAGGGATATGATTGCAACTTGGGGTTACATTGAAGGAGATGCTGTTGATTGTACTGAGAATGTTACCAAAGGAGGAAGCAATAATTCCTTACCTTCTGATACTAATAGTGATGGTCAAGCTTTCATCAACAAGTACAACATTAACAGTAAGATTGTCAAGCAAGCCAATTCAATCATAGGTTCTGCCAAGACAGATAATGCTAAGGCTAAGGCAATATGGAAATGGATGAGAGATAACATCAAGTATAGCAATTATGCTTGTACGAAGAAGGGAGCATTAAGCACCTTGAATAAGAGGAATGGCAATTGTGCAGACCAAACCCACCTTTACATGAGCCTTGCTGGTAGTGTAGGATTAAATGTAAGATGCAACCATATCAAAGGACACTTCTATCCAGAAACCAAACTGAATGGGAAATGGTTTGCAACTGACACAACAACTAGCAAAGGATGGGGTAATCATGCAATGAAT